GACAAGCGCACCTGTCCACTCCACCTTCATCTCACGAAGACGGTAACGGCGACCTGACCGATCAGAAATCCCCCAAGCATGTTTACCGCTAGCGTATGCCATTAGACCCTCAAATAACTCAAGCTAGGTTGTAGCTTCAACGGTGTGCGGCCTTCGTCCTCGTCCGCTGCACGCTGGAACTCTTCCTCATACACAGCCTTCAATAACTGAACACGCTCTGGTGCACGCTTCATCGCAATATAATATGCTAGCCCCGCCACCATACAAGGATAAAAACGGAAAGGCATATCAGTAGTATTGACAAGGGCATCAGCATCTTGGATCCGTTGAACGTAATAGTAAAGCAACTGATCCGTCGAGTTCTCAGGCACAGACCACAGGTTAATTACCGGATCAATTTGACGGTCAAAGTAAAACTGACTTGGGCGACCCTGCGTGGTTTTGTTCGGCAGCGTAGCGTATTCACCACGGCTGATCCGTTCCACTTCATAGTCTGTACCAGCACGACGCAGTATAACCTCCAAGATGTCTACAACATCCGAGGTCAACGTCTCTTGTGCTTGACCCTGCGTCAAGGTGACCGTGCCCTGCTTAACCGTCCAGAGGTTTAGGCCACGGTTTGCCCAGTCTGCGAACATCAAGTTCAGAGACCGACGTGCGGTCTTTGCATCGTAGCCCGTGCGAACCTCGAGGCCACAGCGTTCGAACGCTTCCTCGATGATCTCGCCGACATCCATGTTAAAGTCTCTTGAACCTGAAGTAGCCATCTACTTACCCCATATGTGTGTTGCGAACACCGCGACCAGCCATTACGCAGCCGCCGTTCTTATACCGGACCATACCACCTTTGGCCTTACCTTGCGACTTCTTAATCGCTTCCTCAGTGGGAGCACCCTTCTCGCCCTTACGACGCATGCGCTCCCCGCTGCCCTCTTCGATACGTTTTCTCTTAGCTTGAATGTTGTGCCAAAGTCCTTTTTGACCCATTGGAGCCTCCGTAATTTGCTTGTTCATACTACCACGCATCATAGTCATTGTCTCTATCCCATAACTAGACTTGATAAGTAGCCTATAACACCAAGACCAATAAGGATGACTTGGAAGAAAAAAGCTATAACACCGTAGAATATACGGTTGTCGATTTTTGAGATGTTGCTCTTCATCTCGTTCATGTCCATTTCAATGTGGTACAGATGATTATCTTTCATCGTCTGCATTAACGCCTCCATGTGGACTAGGCGCTTATCGATATCATGAACATCATCTTGTAGCTCTTTTTCAAACATTACTTCACCACATTTTGCACGACCAGTACTTGGCCTTCATCTTGTCCAACTTACCCTTGTCACACCCATGACGGGCACGGAACGACTTACGACGCTCGGGGTTCGACTTTTTAATCGTCATATTGGCGTCGCCAAAACGAATAATCTTTTCTTTGCCTTTATCGCAGGCTTTCACAACAAATTTTTTTCCGCCTGAAACCTGGCGCTTCGGGCTGTTGCATTTCATCTTGGACTTGTCGATCTTAGCCATTACAGCGGACCTCTCTCTTGGATCAAAACAATCTGAAAATAACAAGAGACGTCGTTGTTGTTGCCGCGCCCTGTTGCCGTAGCCGTGATGCACTGACCTGCCGTGATCTTAATCGGATATTCAAAGTCATACCACGCGGTGCCGTCGGCTAATGTGGTGATCGCGGCTGTGTAGGACAGGCCGTTTGTGTCGCGCAGCTTCAGTTTTCCGAGGATGTACTGACTGGAGGTAGTAGTACCTGTTGTAAGTTTGCCTTTAATCAAGTACCCAGTGTATCCGGTTGGACATGTCCAGTGGCCCACAAGAGATGTATTGTCGCCAACTCCAATGGCGCTGTACGGCACAGCGGGTACACCAGAGGTTACTGTTCCGGTGCCTGCGTAGATTATTCCTGCGTTTACTTCGCCGGAGCCTGTTGTGAGAACCTGCATTCGCTCAATGGCGTCATACTCATTTACAGTGTTAACCGCCGTTTGACCGTTTAAGGTCACGATCTCATCTCTGTAGCCACCAGTTCCGTTGATTCCCAAAATATAAACAGTGCGCGCGCCCGTTCCTGCAGCGGTGTCATCGGCGCTGGATGAACTGATCTTCATAATCGTAGGAGAAACAGGGTGGCCCAGTGTCGCCCCGGGGATGGGCCAAACAGTAGCCTCAACGCCGTTATCTACGTCGGGGTTGTGACCAAAAACGTGGATTACAGAGTGGCCCGGGATCTGGCCCCGAGCCACCTGTAGCTCAAATGGCTCAGATGTTCCGACCTGAGTTATGGACCGGATGTCGTGAACCATCTCGACCTCCTACGATAGGATGATCGTGAGTTCGTTCGCTGTGCCCGTAAACGCGTCGACGTATACACCACTGCTTGCGATGATGCCGTCATCAGGGATGTTCATGACATGGTGTCCCGTAGGGAACTTCTGTGTCAAAATCACCTCGCCATTGGTGTCACCGTTTTTCAACGTGAACGCACCAGCAGCTGCCGCGTAAATCACGACCTGACGTAAACGAGAGCGAGAGGGACCAACAACCGCAGCCGTCGTCCCTTGAACCCAGTTATATGCTGTTACTGGACCAGCCATGGATTATCTCCTTAACCGGCAGAAACAGAAAGAGTGCCTTCGTCGTTCCAAATTGCTCCTGCAACACCTGGATCAGAGGTAGGAATTACGATAACATTTGCTGAACCAGCTGCGGTTAAATCACCGCCAACTGTTACGTCAGAACCAACAGTGGTGCCAACAGTTACTGCACCAGTTGTCGCGTCTTTGGTTACGGTTTGAAATCCGTTCTCGGAGCGAACCGGACCGTTAAAAGTTGTGTTAGCCATATGGATCTCCTGTCGTGGCTAGTGTCAGCTGCACCATGCAGCTGTCAGGGATGTTTTATATGTTACACAACTATGGTACAAATTAAAAGACCAATGTAGCCAACACGGGAAATCTCAGTGCCTTACAAAGACCCTGAGAAGAGAAAAGCATATAGCAAGAAATACGGTGCTGATTGGTATCAGCGCAACAAAAAACTCACGCTTGATCGATCTGCACAACGCAAAAAAGATCAACGTCGGGAGTGGCAAGAATATAAAGCCACTCTGGCGTGTGAGTTTTGCGGAGCAAGCCACCCTGCTATAATCGACTTTCACCACCCAGAATCGGAAGGCGAGACTAAAGTCAGCGATTATGTGAGGGCAGGTCGATGGAAAAAGGCCCACGAAGAAGCTGCAAAATGCATCCCTCTGTGCTCAAACTGCCACCGTATCCACCATTGGCAGAGGTACAATGAATAAAAGAAAAGGGGGCCACCGAAGTAGCCCCCAGTCACAGGGAGGGTGCGCTCACATGTGTGAACACCCCCTCTGTACCATAGTTTACGCGCCAGGTGAACCGAAAACGCAGCGTGGGTCAGAAAACCCGAAGCTGTAACGCTCACGCGCTTTGAAGCGCATGTTACCTGTGTCGAAGTCTGCTTCCATGTTGGTCGACATCGGAGTACGCTCGAAGTGGACGAAACCACGAGGAGCGTCTGTTTTGATGAAGAACGCATCAGGGTCAGTCAGGAAGTCGTTGACGGCATAGCCTTCAGGCAACATTCCCATTGAACGCAGTGCGTTTACATCGTTGTCCGCTGTACCAACACGCAAGTTAGAAACCATCAAACGCTCTGCAACGAATTGCAGTTGACGTGGGATGATCAACTTCATGCCGCGTAGGGCAACTTTCAGACCACGCTCATCAACATAACCTGCGATGTTGATCAAAGCATCTTCAAGAGATGTTTCGTTCAAGTCAGCAGCAGTTGATGGTTCGTTGGCAAATGTACCACCTGAAGTCAGTGGGTGGTCAGTTGCACACAACGCTTTGCCGTCGCCGCCAGCAGATGCGCCAGCTGTGAAGGCGTTGTTAAGAACTGCAGCAGCCTTAACTTGCTTTGTGTGAGCCATTGAACGAGCCAACGCACGAGTGTAACGTGAACCAAGACGATCATACAGATTGTCTTCGATAGCTTCCTCAGTGATTGAGAAGGCCAACGCGATTGTCTCGTGGTTGTAACGAGCAGTGTATGCTTCGTTAGCGTCGTCGAAGTTGATGGAGGAACCTTCCGATTTGGTAGGTGCCGCTCCGAAGCCGGATAGCATAACTTCTTCTTCAAATGCACGATCTGAAGATTCAGTTGTGTAGATCTCCGCATGTTGGTTTTCGTACCGAGAGTACTCCATACCAAACAGGGCGTTGAGACCTGGTTCCAACTCTTTCGCTAATTGTGCGCGAGAGATAGCCATATGTTAGTCTCCTTATACGCCTGTCGTTGAAACAGTACCAGCTGCGATGGAGCCGTTGGCTGCATTGAAGCTGTTGTTCAAACGTACGATTAGTGGGATACCAGCTGCGGTGTAGTCTTGGTTCTCGGCATCGTCTTGAATACCGATGATACGCAAGTGCAGAGCTGCAGTGGTGGCGATTGTGCTTACGCCCAATTTCGCAGAAGAGATGCCGGAAATAGAAGAACCTTCATCTGCTGTTGCGAAGTTTGCGTTTGCAAAGACGTGACCACGAGCAGTCGCTTCGTTTGTCAACGAGGCGTCAGACGCAATAACGTATGTTTGGTTCGGGTTATCGAACACGAACGCTTTGACGGGATAGTTAGTATCCGCGCCAGAACCAGGCCAGTAGTTTGACCATACTTTTTTACCAGTGGTGGACGAGACGTATTCACAGCCCCAGAAAACACCAACCAAGCTAACAGTGCCACCTGCCGCCGCGCCAACAATGTCAATATAACCAGTTGACAGCGGAATAACAGGAGAGCCTTGATAGATCGCGTTAGTGTTTGCTGCAGCAATACGGTATTCCGTCACACCAGTGGTGTTTGCGCCAGAACCCTGGACGCCAACCGGACGTAGTCCGAATGCACCGTTAGTGTTTGCCATTGTAGCAATCCTCTAAATTAATCGGAGTCGCGCTCGCGGCCTCCGAATGTTACACGACTTTGCCGACTTGAATTAATCGGCATCGAAGGATGTTGCTCCTTCATCAAGTCCTGATCCACAGCTACCATTTGTTCGCGGGTTCGGCCCCCGTAATACTCGTTTCTTTCACGGGCTGTTTCTTCAGGGATACGACACAGCATCAGACCACCTTGCCCGATAACGCCCTCGTAACGACCATCGTCGATAGTTGGTGCTTCGTAATCTGGATACTCGTCCTTACGAACAGGTTCCCATCCTTCACGGAGCTTTGCGTTTACGTTCATTTTGTCTTCTTCGCCGCGCATTGCGACTCGAATCCAACGATGCACATACCCATCAGGTGCGGGTGGTGCAGCTAGGTGACTGGGCGGTGCCCATGGTTTTCTGCGCGTTTGTGTGTCGCGTGTTTCGCTTGCGCGAGGTTTTCTGTCAGCCATAGTCCTACTCCTTCACATACTTGGCGTATTCTTCAAGAGGTACGCCCAGCTTCTTAGCAATCGCTACTTGTGAATGCGTCAGCTTGACCGACCTGCGCCCCTGTTTAGTGCTGCGGGATGCGGAGTTACCAGCAGAAGCGACCTGACTTCCTCCACCCGTTTTCTTAGGCGTTTCGAACTTGTGAGGGAACTCACGTCGAATACGCTTATCCACCTCAGTATAGTACTCATCGCTACTTGGGTCAAACCCTTCTTCCTCGACGAGTTCTTGGTGGATCGCAAAAGCCGATGCAGTCATGACTTTGTCCTTACCAAACCACTCGTTCTTAGTCGCCCAGTCTTGGGCACGAGGGTCAGGCTTTGGGGCCTGTTGCTGCTGCGGAGCCGCTTGTTGCTGCGGAGCCGGCTGTTGCTGCCGCTCCACTTGCATCTTAGATTGCTGTTCCGCACGGGCTTTAGCTGTGTTGTAACGCTGCGTTTCAATGGCGATATTGGATAAAGCCTGCTGGGCTTCCAGCATTTTATCGCTATCCCCTGTTTCGTACGCTTCTTTGTACGCACGTTTCGCAGCTTCAGTCTGCGACTGCAGACGTGTACCGTACTCAGAAAGGTAGCCGGTATCCAAGGCTTGCATACGAGACTTCAGCTTTTGGTTCTCTTCGAGAAGCTGCTGAGATACCCGAAGGGCTTCGGCCTTGTCACGCTCTTCCTGACGGTATTTTTCGGTGAGCTTTTTAATGCGACTCTGTACGCCTTTGCTGTACGAGTCCAGTTCATCATCACCAGACTGTTGCTCTGGTGCTGCTTTAGCTTCTTTTGACGGGGATCCCTCGTCATCTGGTGTTTCAATTACCAGTTCCTGTTCTTCGACGTTTTGTTCTTCGTCAGACATAACCTACCTCTTAAACATGTTTGATGTCATCAGGCTCTAGGATTGTGGCGATAACTTCGTCATCATTAATGATACGAACTTCTCCACCGTCAATCTTGAATCGAGAACCAGAATAACGACCAATGCATACCCATTGGCCTTCCTTGCACCACGGCTCACCTTCGGGCCCGAACTTGTCTGGATCCTTGTAGGCCAATGGTCCTAGCTTCATCACATACGCCACAACCGTGGCGACGGACTCACGCTCCCGAACTTCATCGGGAATGTATAAGCCACTCGCTGTCTTAGCTTTGCCCTGATAAGGCATAACTAAAACCCGCCAACCGGTTGGTTGCGGGAGACGTTCAAGTAGCGGTTTGTCTAAGAGGGACGGGTCTAGCACCCGTTCTTTAGCGTCAACATATGCGCCATCCAAAGCGGAGGAGTCCCCCTGGGACTCTTGCCGTTCTTTGTTCATCTTCTGCGCAACGTGTTCAGGAAGATATAAAGTCTTCGACATCGTCTACGTTTTTCTCCAGCAGGGACTTGATTTCTTCACGCGCGAAAGAGAGTCCCCGTATCTCTCCCACAGACATTTTATACTGCTCCCAGTCTTTAACGGAGCCGTGAGCAAGAGCGCTAGCTATATCGTGTTCACGCTCTTGCATCTTCTTATACAGGTATTTTGCCAAGTCGACAACATCCATTATAGAATATCCTTATATTCCTCTTGTAGGTCGGATGTGATTGGACCACCTTCTGCCCACTCGTCACATGTGTTTTCCTTCATACAC